TCACAAGTTCTCAATAAGTTTATCCATCATATCAGCTGTTTCTTTTTCTTCTTCTTTTAGCACGTCGCTATAAACATCCAAAGTTATATTAATATTCTTGTGTCCTAACCTGGTTGAAACATATTTAATGTTTGCTCCTGCTTCAATTAGAAACGTTGCATGTGTATGTCTTAGGCCGTGTACGGTTATGTTTTGAACTTCTGCCTTTTCGCATAACAAGCGGAACATATACGTAATTCTAGATTGTTTGATAGGTAAATTTCGAGAACTTAAAATAAAGTAGTCCTTATCTTTTAAAATTATACCTTCTTTGAGAAGGCGTTCTTTCTCGTGATTTTTGTATTTTTTTATTAAAGTGAGTAATGAGTTATCGAAATAAACTTTACGTATGCTGGTTTTTGTTTTCGGTTTATTTTCACCGTAATCACCACGTGTTGAATTGATATCAAAATATTTTTCGTTTAAATCAATATCACTCCAACGAAGCCCCATTAATTCACCTTTTCTCATTCCAGATTTTAGCAGAGTCAAAAATATAACTTGTGTTTGAATATCTTCGTTTTCTAAAACCGCTACAAATCGCTGTAATTCCTTTTTAGAGAATGAACGAACATTATTACTTAAATCAAATTTAAAGCCTGTTAGCGTGTTGCTAGGGATGATTTGATTGTGTACCGCAGCGTTAATCATCCTCATTACAATTTTATGCCAAGTTTGGATGGTGGATTCTGTATATTTGTTTTTTTGTCTTAATTTATCAATAAATTCTCGTTTGTAGGTAATCTTATTTAAAGAAGATAGTTTTTGATTTCCAATTAATGGTGATATGTGAAATTTGATAGCAGATTCAATGTTTTGTTTAGTTGAAACACTCCAATTGTCTTGGGCGTAAGGTATCCATATATTAATCCATTCATCTATGGTGAGTTGTTTATTTTCGATGAAGGAAGTATTTTTTGTTTCTAAATCATATTGAATTTTTAGCAATGCTTTATTCGCTGCTCTTTCGCTTTCAAATCCACGTTTGCTAGCTTCTTTTCGGTGTTTTAGAGAGTTGTAATAAGGATAGCGATATCCCCAAAAAGTTCCTTTTTTATTTGAGTAAGAAAAAACATATTTGTATTTTTTGGACCAATTTAGTTTCGCCATATTTTCACGTCCTTTTCTTTGTGGTAAAATAGGCGTAACAAAATAAGCCTATTTTGGTTCTATTTTTAACGCACAACTTCTTGGTCGGAGGGTGCGTTATTTTTTTATTTCCTCTTTTAGTTGTTCAATCGTAGTTTCTAATTGATCAATTTTATTAATTAGTAATTCAATTTTATCATTTGATTCTTCATCTTCATTGTTACTTTTATTAAAATATTCTGTAATAGTTGAAGTAAGCATACCAATAAATCCAATTCCTAAAATCATTAAAATGATTGCCGCAACTCTACCTAATGGCGTAGCTGGTGAAATATCGCCATAACCAACAGTAGTTGTGGTCACTAAAGCCCACCAAAATGCATCAATATACGGGACATTTTCTGCATATGAGTAAATCATTGCTGAAATAACAATAAGAACTGTGCTTAAATAAATCACGTTTAAAAATCCATTCGTATTTAAAAATGATTTAGTGTTTCTTGTTAACTTGCCAACCACACCTATCGCTCTTGTTAGCTTTGCAAGTCTAGCTATTTTAGCTATTCGAAACAACCTAGCGATTCTAAAGAAAGAAAAAATAGCATCAAAAGGAATTATCGCAATCAGATCAAAAATATTTTCTTTAAAAAATTTGATTTTATTTTTTGAAATAATGAATCTAACAATGTAGTCAATTGTAAATGTGATTAAGATAAAATTATCAATAATGTTAAATGGTGGATCACTAATATTAATAATATTTGAAAAATCAAAAATAACTAAAGCAATTGAAATTAATGCTAAAACAACAATAGAGTAATTATAGATTTTTTGATTTATCTTCAATGAAATTCTCTCACTCTCTAAATAGCAAGCTTTTTATTTTAAATAAGTTTCCTGTCCCATCTTTAAATTGTAATGGGTAACCACATTAGAATAATTAAACTGACCTTCATGTTTTTCAATAAGGCATTTAAACATATGATGATCCGCCTCAGCTTCCATCTTATTTCTAAAAGAAGGGATTTTATATAACTCCATGTAATCCGAATGGGAAACAACATGTTTGAACTCATGGAATATAGACTCTTCTTGTTCTTCGATAGATAAATTTTGATTTACGAAAATTATTCTTTTGACTGGCTCGTAACATGCGCGCTTATTTATTGGAGCGAAAACTAACTCTACTTCATATTCTTCCACCAACTCTTTGATACTTTTCATATAGCACAACCTTTAAATTATTTTCCGAATCTCCCTTTCAAATAAGCACGAATAACTTCCCGATCATGATCATCCAAAGGCTCACCATCGAAACTCATCACATTGTCTAATACTTCATCTAAATCATCAGATGGTTTAGCGCCAGCTTGGTTTGGATTATCCGTTCTACCTAATAAATAGTCGGTTGAAACATTAAAATACTGGGCTACCTTTTCGATGTATTCAGCTTTTGGAGATTGTTTCTTCCATTTGTAAATAGTGCTTTCTCCAAAACCAAGTTCTCTTGACACATCTTTAACACTTTTTCCTTGTTTTTTTGCAAGCATTTGTATTATCTCAAATACTGTCATATCAATACTCTCCTGTTCTCAAGAAGAAAATATTATAAAAAAAGGTAACTTTATGTTGACAAAAGTTTCCGATAGGGTTATTATCTTCTTGTAAAGTTAATTGGATAGAAAAAAAGCAAACTAAAAACACACCTTATAGCATTAAGTTTGGCGACCGAGTGCAAAATAAAGGCTTTGTTATAGGCTTATTTAACTATGTACTTATAGTATCCAAATGGGTAAAATTTGTCAATAGTTTTATAAAATTCTATCCAATTTTCTTTCAAAAAGATAGAAAGGAGATAAAACATGAGCAATATTAACAGTGGTCGTGAAGCGATTAGATCATTTATGGAAAAAAACAATATATCAGAAAGAGATCTCGCAACTGCTTATGGGAAGTCAAGAACATGGATTCAGCGTGTTTTGAGTGGTAAAGATAAGGGGCCAGCGGTAAATGCTTTTATTTTAGAAGTAATTAGAGATCACAAAATCAGATAGGAGTGATTAGAATGGAAAATCTTCTAGATGCATCTTCAAAAAACTTTCTATACAACATTATAGAAAAGATCTTAAGAAAAATGTTTGAGCAAGTAATAGATGAAGCTAGCCAAGGATTAAATGAACGTGCCGAGTATTTAGACATCAAACAATTATCGTCAAGGTATTCAATGTCTGTTCCTGAAGTTGAACAAAATTTTGTAAAAGACAAACGTATGCAAATGATTGAGAAAAGAAAACCTGGTACTAGCAAAGGTAAAAGATATTGGCCAGCTAAAGAAGCTATAAAAATTTGTAACGACATTATGAATCATTGGGACTAAGAAAGGATGATAGGTATGATGGAAAAATTACACAAAATATTGCATAAGGCGAGCATAGAATTTTATGAAACATTTTATGGATCAATTGGCTATAAACTTTTAGATGTTGCTCAATTTAAAGAATTTGAAAGAAAGATTAATTTACGTTATTGCTGCACAGATCCAGAAAAAAATATCTCAATTTATGAAGTGTACGATGAAAGATTTGTAGATGTTTACATTGGAAAGAAAGGATGATCACATTGAAAAAAATCTATCACTTAAGACGTATAGCGGCATTGTTGATTGTGTTCGGACTAGGTCTATTGGTAGGTGGCAATATTGGTCCATTAATCCAAAACATATATATAGCAGCTTTTATCATTTGGTTGCTCTACTACGATTTAGCGTTAGAAGATCGAGAAATAAAAAAACAAAAATAAAGACCCACTTCGACGGCCATCAAAGTAGGTCAATTACAAATATCAAATTCAAGGAGAGTATATCAAAATGAACAGAAAAATTCAAAGTTTGTTAATGGAATTAGCAAATGAATGTCAAAAAGAGAAGATCAACCTTGCTTGCGTAGCTGTTGATTCAGAAGTTGAAGGGGCAGGAGTTATACTTGCGGGTTCCCTATCTGGACAAGCAATAGCAATTAATCAATTACTTGAAAATTTTAAAGAAGAAGCACTTTCTCATGATTGTGATTGTCCGCAATGTAAACAAATAAAAGAATCATTTATTGATACAGAATCCCCTTCAACTAAACAAAACAATGAGAAAAAACTAGATGCATTGTTAAAAGATTTTTTACGAGGTGAGTTGTAATGACTGAAGTAAGAGGTTTGAGTGATGATGTTTACGAATTAATGTTAGCGAATGCTCAAAATAGAATTGTTCAATCAATTCGAACTGCAGCATCAAATGGTAATACAAGTTGCGTGGTGAATAGTAAAGGTCTAACATCAACGTTTTTATCTCAATTAGAAACAGAAGGATTTGATCACGTTGAACTTGAAGAAAACAAAACGAAAATATTCTGGGAGTGGTAAACATGGGAGTAATTGATGTTGCAAATAAAAAGCTTCTGTATTTAGAAAATTTGATTAGCCAGATAAAAGAAGCTGAGGAGTATCTAGTAAGTATAAAGAACCCTGCTTTAAATAATAAAAAAGAAGTGATGTCAGATATAGAAATTGGTATACCTACACACTTTATGGGGTCTGGATTTTTCCGAGAAGAAGGACATAATCGTTGGCACAAAGTTCGACTAGAAGAAGATTTAGGGATAGTCGGAATTCAAGCAGACATCAAGGAACTAGTTGAAAAGGCTGTAAATGACAGGATAACAGAGATGAAAGACGAACTAAGAAAATCGATTAGTAAATTGGAGGTAGATTGTCACGAATGAATTTGATTCATTAGGGGCCAGACAAGAACCGCCAGAAGAAAAAGAAGCATTAGAGCCGACATGGGAATATGACGAAGAAGAGGAGAATGACAATGAGTAACGACTTAACACAAATGACACAACGATCTTTAGATGAACAAGTCATCGGAAATTTAAATAGATTGCAAGAGCAGGGATTAGAAATGCCGCCAGGCTATAGCCCACAGAATGCTTTGAAAAGTGCTTTCTTTGAATTAACCAACAATTCAGGAGGTAACCTTCTTCAGTTAGCAGCTAACAACCCAGAAACTAAAACATCTATTTCTAATGCCTTACTAGATATGGTCATCCAAGGATTATCACCTGCGAAGAAACAATGCTATTTCATTAAGTATGGAAATAAAGTCCAGCTTATGCGCTCATATTTTGGAACCATGGCTGTATTAGATCGAGTAACAGGAGGGGCAGAAATCACGCCTGTTGTAGTCAGAGAAGGTGATGTATTTGAAATTGCTATGGACGGACCAGACTTAGTTGTTGCTAAACATGAAACATCCTTCGAAAACCTAGACAACGACATCAAGGCTGCTTATGTGGTCATTAAACTATCGAATGGTAAAGAAGTAACAACCGTCATGACAAAGAAACAAATTGATAAATCATGGAGTAAAGCAAAAACAAAAAATGTTCAAAACGATTTCCCAGAAGAAATGGCAAAAAGAACAGTCATCAATCGAGCTGCTAAATATTTAATTAACACTAGTAACGATAATGATTTATTTGTGCAAGCTGCTAAAGACACGCTCGAAAATGAATTCGAACGAAAAGATGTGACACCAGAGCGAGAAGAACAAACAGCGGTACTCGAAGAAAAAATATTTACCAACAATAAAAAAGTTATTGAGCAAGAAGACGATATTGAACAAGCCAAACCAGTTGAAAAAGATGATTTAACGAAAGTGGCGGACCAAATTTTAGAAGAACCAGTTCAGGAAACTTTAGATGTGATGGCTGGTTATGAAACCAATCAGAAAGAGAGTGAAGCTGATGTCTCAACGATTGAAGAAGACGATTATCCTTTCTGATGAAAATTATTATTCACAAGAAGCGGACCTAGCTTATATGTCTGTCTCTCAATATAAAAAATTTCTTGAATGTGAAACTGCAGCTCTTGCCAAGTTAAAAGGTGAATGGACACCAGAGAGTGATCCAAAAGCCTTGCTAGTTGGTAATTATGTTCATTCTTACTTTGAATCACCAGAAATTCATGAAGCATTTAAAGAAGAAAATAAAAGAAAGATGTTTTCTTCAAGAAAACCGTTTGGTCTACTGAAAGATTTCCAAATTGCGGAGCAGATGATTGAAAGATTGAAACAAGAAGAAGCCTTTTTAAATATTTATCAAGGCGAAAAAGAAGTGATCGTCACAGGTGAAATTGGCGGTGCAATGTGGAAAGGGAAAATCGATTGTTTGAATTTAGAAGAAAAGTATTTTGTAGACATCAAAACAACCAAAGATATGCATGAGAAGAAATGGGATGAACGTTTAAACAGAAAAGCAAACTTCATTGAACGCTTCGGTTACGTGTTGCAAATGGCTGTTTATTGCGAACTGCTTCGGCAACAATATGACAAAAATTTTCTTCCTCTCATCGCTGCTGTCTCTAAGCAAACACCTAGTGAAGCAAAACTAATCACTCTTAGCGAAGAAAAAATGATTTACGAATTAGAAGAATTAAAAGAAAACATCGAGCATGTTGTGCGAGTGAAAAAAGGCGAAGAAGAACCAATCAGTTGTGGGATTTGTGAATATTGTAGAGGACACAACAAAATTACCAATTTTACCAGTATGGACGATTTATAGGGGGTGCATAACGAATGAATACTGGATATATAAAATTGTATCGAAAAGTGACCAATTCATTCGTTTGGACCAACGCTAATATGTTTAAACTTTGGTCTTTATGTTTAATGAAGGCGAGCCATAAAGAAAGTAGATTTATTTTTAATGGTCAAGAGATAGCCGTGTCCAGCGGTCAATTCGTCACAGGGCGCGCCGTTATTGAGAAAGAGTTCAATGAAGGTGTTCCGCGTGACCAACAGATTGTCGGGCGTACGTTATGGAGATGGTTAAAAAAATTTGAAAACGAGCAAATGTTGTCCATCTCATCAACCCCGAAATACAGCGTTATAACAATAAATAATTGGGATGACTATCAAGTTAATGACCAACAAGTGTCCAACAACCGTCCAACAAGTGTCCAACAGTTGTCCACATACAAGAATGAAAAGAATGATAAGAATGAAAAGAATATTAATAACAACAATAAAGGGGCGTCCATTCGTTCAATTTGGGAAAACAACGGATTTGGATTGATGTCGTCTAAAACTATGACCGATTTTGATTATTGGATTTCTGATTTTGAAAAAATCGGAGCTAGTCAAAAAGATGCTGAACAATTAATTGTTAAAGCTATTGAAATTGCTATTGATGCAAACGCAAGAAACTATAACTATATTAATGCCATATTGAAAGATTGGGAACAAAGAGGGTTTAAATCTGTTGAGGAACGAGAAGCGGCAAGGAAGCAAAAGAAAACAACCAAGCAACAGAAATCAAATACGGGTCATTCGGATTACGATGATCTTGGATTTTAGGAAGTGAAAGAATGCAGTCAGCATCAGATGGATTTTCAAAAATGATTAAAACGTTGCTTTATATCACACCTGATCCATGTCCAGAGTGCGGAGGAAATCTTTATGCTTGGCGTGCAAAAAACAAAGATGGGTCTGATAGGTGTCCACCAACTTGCATGGAATGTGGATATAAAGCACGCAAAAAAGCAGAAGACCTCGAAACAGAGAAAATGTTTAACGATAGTTTGAAAGCTAGAGCGATTAATTATCTGAAATATAGTTCGCTTTACACCGACAAAAATTTAATTAATTGTCGTTTTAAAACTTACAAAACAGTAGACACAGAAACCAAGCTTGCTTTTGAAATTGCAAATCGAGCCACAACTGAAATTCTTTTGAATAAACCAATTCATATGATTCTTTCAGGCAAAAGCGGTGTTGGGAAAAGTCATTTAGCTATGTCAACGGCTTGGGAAGTGTTGGAGAAATCAAACTATGATAAACGCTGTCTGTTCATTAGCTATGCGGAACTCTTAGAACAACTAAAATTTGCGATGAAAGATGAACAAGCCAGAAAGACAATAACAGGAACCTTAATGGCAGAGATAAAAAGCGCTGATTTAGTTATTTTGGACGACTTAGGGGCCGAGTTAGGCGTTAAAGGGAATGACAGTACCAACTTTAATAACGACACCTTAAATCGCATTGTAGAAGCTCGGCAGAATAAAGCAACAGTATTTACAACGAACTTAACAGGTAAAGAAATGAGCCAAGCTTATGGAGAGAGAATCCTTTCTCGTATCATGAGTAATTCACAAGGTTTTGTAATGAAAATCGAGGGGACATCAGACAAACGAGTAGCAGGCATCTAAAATGTTGTTTTTTGCGAATATATTCAGCGTAGAACAGTTTTGCAATCAAGCGAATATAAATAGATGTAAAGAAAGAAAAACGGCTTAAAACGCATTTTAAAGCCTTAAAAACAAATCGATAGAAAGGGGAATTATTCAATGCCGTATGTAGTGAAAATTTCAGCCTATCTTGGCAAAAGTGGTCGACCAGTAGCCAATTTAAAAGATGCTGTGCTATTTGAGCATAAAGAGACAGCAGCTATTGCAACAATCGTATCTGGCGGAACTGTTTCAGAAGTAAAGGAAGCCATCATAATGCCAGAAAAACCGAATAGGTATACAGCAAAATCTACCAAAGTAGATTTAAAAAAGGAACCAATTGAAAAAGCAACAAAAGATAACCAAGCTTGGATGAAAGGGGCTAAATGAGAATGAAGTGTGTTAGATGTCAAGATCAACGTGTGATTTGAGGAAAAGACAGATTTAATTATGCAACACCTATTCCATGCCCAGAATGCAACAAAGATGGAAAAGCAGTTCGAGCGGAAACTGCAACTAAGGAAAGGGAGTTAAAACAATGCAATCACCTACAGCCCTGAATAAGCGAGGAAATAAAGTCACGATTGATGGTTACACATTTGATAGCCAGAAGGAAGCTAACTTTTATACAAAGTTTGTCAAAAATTGTGGGTTACCTTTTGAAGTTCATCCACGTTTTAAACTAACCGAACTTACACCGACTGCGGATGGCGTAGGTAAAATTTCAGCGATAGCTTATTCACCTGACTTCATCATCAAAAACTTAGATGGGAGTTGGAGACATGTCATTGATATTAAAAACTCTTTTGGCGTGTATGGCATTGACCAATCCGTTAAGCTTCGTTTTCGTCTATTTGCCCTTAGATATGGTCATCCAGTTGAAGCGATTGTTGTTCGTGCTAGAGATTTTAAAGTGATCACACAAGGCGTGACTAAGCCTTTAAACGAAAAAAGACCATTCATAACCGATAATTTCGATTACGAATGGAAAGATGCAACTAATTATTGATTAAAAAAAATGAGTAACTAGAAGAGTAACAATTGCAGAAACAATCGCAGAAACTATTGAACTAATGAATCCAATAAAAGTTTTTTCTGCAGTGGGATGATTATAGAAGAATTTCTGTTTTCTCAAATATTCTTCACCACTAGGTGTTAGCATGGGATCTTCTAATCTCAAAATTTGATAAATAGTATCTATAATCTCATATTCAACTCCCACTACGAATTTGTTGTCGATAGCTTGTACAATGGCGGCTGTACTATCTTCTGGTAGTACTTCGGCATATGGTAGCCCTCTAGAATCTTGTCGGTCAGCTTTAAATTCATTATTTTTAATAGCTATAAGAAAATCTTTTATGGTTTTAACAGGATTTTTATTTGTACGCATCAGTAGTCACCTCTAAAAAAATAATACCAAAGAAAGTAGGAAAATAAAATGACAAAACAAGTGAATTTCAGACCAGAAGTGAAAAAAGTGACATCTAAATCAAACGGAAATATAGAAGTGTTATTAGTGGTCAGCAACGCTTCATTAAAAGGAAAATATGAAAGTTTAAACGAATTTTTAGGCAAAACAGTATCAACGACCATCGAACCAGAAACAGTAGAATACAAGGTGCCAGTTAACAAACAGACCAATAAGCCGAATGTCGAATACGTTGTAAATAACGACGGAACAGTTGAAATCCTAAAAGAAGAACAAACTTCTTTAGAAATGGGCGATGATGTGCAAGAAATCGAAGAAGTTGCTGTGCAAGTTTCGAAAGAAACCATTGACGAATTCATCAAGAAGGCAACAACAATCGAATGGCCAGAATCGGTAACAATCAACGTTCGTGGTGTGTTGCATCGAATCGATGAAGGTGAAGCGCTAGAAGAAATTGCAGCTGATCATGAAGTTTCAGTTGATAATCTAATCAATCAAGTAGAAATCGCACGCCAACATTTTGCACCGTTTGCAGATTCTTGGAGCAAAAATAAAGAGAACATCATTTTCCCTGAAAAGACAGTTGAAGATGATGAAGAAGAAATCGAAGAATAATCTCGTAGAAAGTGAGTGTTCATTTTGCTGGAGATTTATTACACGTCAACATCCGCTATTATTGCGGATGCACTGGCTAAAACTTATGAAGTCGTTACTTTAGAAACAGCTAGAAATATTTCCAAGAAATTTAAGGCTAGTTTAAAGCAGAAAACGGACCTTTATGTGATTGAGGGAATTTTGATTGATGCTGGTTATAAAAAAGAGCCAGTGAATTTGTAGAAGGGATTGGAGATTTTGTCGACTGCATTAAAAACACAGTTAAAAAAAGACTAAGAATTAACCTAGTCTTTGGACTGAAAGTTCAGCAGCTAATGATTGTTCACTAGTTACTGATTGTTCATTTTCTGTAATTGGGAAAATAGTAACATTCCTAACTAAAAATTTTCCTTCTTTGCTAGGAATTTCAATCATATCTCCAATTCTTGGAATAATTGGATAATAAACTGACAGTCCTGTGAAAAAATAATCAAGTTCTGGTGAATCAAAAGTAACTCTAAACATCTATTACGCTCCCGTTCTTTTTTAAGAATATTATCGCATAAATTTAATTGAAACGCTAGATAAATTGGAGCTAGGCAAATGAAAAGACGAGTTTTTCATTATCTGGAATGTGCAAGATAAAGTGAGATTTCAAGAATATTTAAGCAAACAAGAGTTGAAAGCGAGTGAAGAAGATGATTCCAAAGTTTAGAGTGTGGGATAAAAATACGAATGACATGGTAGACGTTAAAACAATAGACCTAGAAAAAGACGGTAGTATTGGTTGCATAGTAGATTATAGCAATATCAATTTAGATGCATCTGAATGTATCCTTATGCAATCCACAGGTTTAAAAGACAAGAACGGCGTTGAAATTTTTGAGGGTGATTAGATGAACAGGATATTTAGAGTTAAAGGAAATAGCCGTTTTGATCATAATTTTGAAATTGGACAACTAGTAAAATTGGTCCGACTATACCCAGACGGTGTTTGTGAAGTTAGAGGAAAGCACTTCATGTCAGAAATTAACCAAGATGTACATCCTTGCGACCTAGAAGAGATTTTTGGGGAGGAAAAGTAAAAATGTTAAGTTATCCAGAATTATATATACTAGGTCGTCAAGTAGATGGCGTGTATGTTGAATATTCAGAGCCATATCTTTCAAAAAAAGAAGCTGAACTTGATAAGCATCACTATGAAATGGGCCAATCAATGTCACATGATGCTGGCTCTTGGAAAATTTTAAAGTATGGCAGACCGATAACGGTCGAATTAAACAATAAAAAAGCCAACCGACCACTGGTTGACTAAGAAGAATATTTTACCAGAAAAGTGGTAGCTTGTGATATGTGAGGTTACTTTGCCCCAAACATTGGTCACAATAAAAATATTTTATCATGAGTAAAGAAAGCTGCCAATAAAAAAAGCCGGATTCCTCCGACCGTTGGTAATATTCTCGACACGAATATTATACCACAATGGAGGAATCAAAGGATGGTACTTTTTGACGTAAAGAAATATGAAACACCAGATGCAAAGGACGTAGATATGGAGCAAACTAAGCATAACGTCAGTGTGTTCCTGTCTGCCTATCTTGCTGCTAGATGTCGTGTTGGCCAGCCGAGGGAACCAAAAGTAACAGCTTCATTCTCTTTGGTTCCACCATCAACGGCCAATAACACTTTTGAAGCCGAGCAAATGTTAATCCAGAAAGAAGAAGCTCAAGAAGAGTTTGATTATTTGCATAAGCTTTTCGTTAGAGGTTATTCTGCGATTCAGCATCCGCACAAACCAGATGTAACGGAGAGAAGAAAAAGAATCTTCTATGATCGCTATATCAACGGCAATCCAATCTATCTAGCAGCACAACGAAACTGTATCAGTGAAGAATCAGTGAAACAAGAATCTAACATGATTATTGTTCAATTCGCTTCGGCACTGGAACTGGTTGCTTTTAAGTAGCCATTTATTACACTTTTTATACCTCTTTTATACACTTTATCTACACTTCATATACCTTTGAAACGGGTTATTATGATAGTGTCAAAAAAATAAGAAATGCGACACACTTACACAAATACATTAACGGAACGATTGCCTACTTATTTTTTTGATTTGAGATTACAAGGAAGTAAAAAAATTCTACTTTCTTCGTTTAGTCACTTGTGATCTCATTTAGATTCTCTCGCAAACCACAAATCATAAAACTAAAGAAGTGAGGTGAATTTCCTCTCTCTTTTTTCTACAGGTTTGCGAGTGATATATTTTGGCGATTGCTAGCGTAGCTTATGTAAAATTAAAGACAGACAGAAAGGAAGATTTATATGTTATTACAAATTGATAGACTAATTGAGATTGAGGAAGCAACAGATAAGTTAGTAGTAGATTTTTTAGATGGGGTATCAGTCGTGTTTGCTTTTGAGAATGGGTATAAAGTTAAATTCAATGATGACCGTGTTGTAGTTTTAGAAAAAGTAGCTGGCAAAATTAAATGTAATCCAGTTTATACAGAAGGAAGTAAGATTTGCCAAGCTTGGTTATTAAATGACAATGGAAAAACAATCCGTAAATTAATATAAAATAAGCAGTCCGTTAAAAGACTGCTTATAAATAATTATTTTCTATACTTTGTATTGTCACATCTAGGACATGGCGGCAGTGTATCTGTTTTGTCATCTAATACAACTTGCTGACCGCAATTAGTACAAGTATAGGTGCCTTTGCCTGGCTTTTCACCTGTAGAATAAGTCATGTTATCACCTCCTTACTTGAAGTATACATCTTAGAATATAATTAACAATAGGAAGTGACATTTTGATGGAATATAGCTCAGTTGGTAGAGCATACGACTGTTAATCGTAGTGTCATGAGTTCGAGTCTCGTTATTCCAGTAAGTGGCATAAGCTACTTAAATAATATAGATCGTCAATAAATGTTCGGACAAACAAATTAGCGCTACTACCTTTCACTAGGGCTGCATTTATATGCAGTCCTTTTTGTTTTAAGTGTAGTAGGGTTTTCATTTTGAAAGGGGATAAGTAAGACAATGCGTGTATTAATAAGAAGTTCAGCATCTGGCACAGAGTATTGGGATACGGAAGAAAAAAGAAATGTGTTTGTACCTAAAGGTCAAGAACCTGATTTTGAGTTTTCTGATGAATCTGTCTCAATGATTGATAATAAAATAATTAGTGTTGATAAGTCAGAAGGAAATGATTCAACAGTGGTAGTTGTAGCGGAAAAACAAGACGATGGCGCCTTGCAAGTGAATAGTATTGATGTTGTTCCATCTGATGATGAATCTGTTGTGTTAGAAGAAATGTCTGTAAAAGAATTACGTGAATATGCGAAACGAAATGATATTGAAATTCCAAGTGCTGTTCGTGTAAAAGCTGAGATTCTCAATATTATTAAAGAATCTGAATAATGCGCTATTGCCAATTTGAAGGTTGTTCTAACACAACAGAAAGAGGTGCCTATTGTTCTGAACATGCTAGAAGTTCGAGAAAAAAGAAGAAAGGCAATGTTTATCACCATAAGAACAAATCGTTTTATCGAACAAAAGCATGGCAAGATGTTGCTGATTTTGTTTATGAAAGAGAAGGTGGCTGCTGTCAAAGATGTGGCCGCTTTGTATTCGGAAGGCAAGCGCATCGGCATCATGTGATACCAATCAAGAAGAACGAAATGCTCAAGCTTGATCCAAACAATATTCGTTTGTTGTGTCCAAAATGTCATGTGATTGAAGAAAATGAATCAGATGAGAAAAAAGTTTTCCCGTCTTATTTTTGATTCAAGCCCCCCTATCAAATTGAATTCAAATTTTTCTCTGGGAGATAGGGTAGAGGGAGTCACGCGTATCGTTAGGTCAAAATTTCAAAAATAAAAAGGGGGTGTATAAAAAAATGACCACTAAAGCGCAACGTAAAGCGATTGTTGATGAAAAAGTTAATCATGAAAAAGCACGAATTTTAGAAATTATGCGCAAGTCTGATTTATACACTATTACTCTTGATCCATTGATTGAGTCATATTTGGATATTTTTGAAGTTTACCAATACAAGTACATGTTGTGGAAAGAAAAAGGTTTTCCAGAAACACAAAAAACAACAAATAAAGCTGGTGCTACAAACAACAGTAAGCATCCGTTGGCACAACAAGTCGAAGTTTGGGCCGATAAAAAGATGAAAGCTTTAGATTTATTAGGATTAACAAATAAAGCAAAAGCAGGTAGACAAATTACTGGTGGTTCAACAGCCAGAGCAGATGAAGAAATAAAACGACCAGAAGAAAAACCTGTTGATGAATTGGCTAAACATCGAAATAAATGGCGTAAAAAGGCAGGTAATGAAACATGATTGAACCTGGTGTAAATTATGCCGATTTATTTGCGAAAGAAGTTAGAAAGTATCCTAAGAAATATCCAAAAACGGTTCGTTTAGCAATAGATCGTTGGTATCGATGGAAGAAACGAAAAGATATTTGGTTTGATGTTGATCGTGCAAATGAAATGATGGACTGGGTAGAATCCTTTATTGTTCACACGAAAGGCGACATGGTAGGCAAACCATTTCTTTTAGAGCCGTGGGAAAAATTCATTTATTCTTGGATTTATGGCTGGGTAAAAGAAAATGAAAAAGGCCAAGTCGTCCGTGTCACTCGGGAAGCATATGTACAAATACCAAAGAAAAATGGGAAAACATTAATAGCCGTAGGTGCGTTGGGATATGCGATGTATGGCGAAGGTGCATTATCTGTCGATTGCTATGCATGTGCTTCTGATTTTGCCCAAGCGCAATATGCTGCTAAGCCGTTTGCCGCTACTATTCTAAATAATCCTGTGTTATTAGATGGAACTAAAATATTTAAAGGTCCAAAAGGAACCGTTTCAAGTATTACGTATGACTATTTACATGAAGAAATGGCTTATACAAACAAGTTCATTGTTCAAACAAAAAATATTGACAACATAGAGGGTTCCAATCCATATTTTGTTTTAAACGATGAGTTGCATAAACAAGAAAAAATGGAACAGTACGACAACTTTAAGTCAGCACAAATTTCATTACCGCAACCATTAATGTTTAATATTTCGACAGCTGGTAAGGGAAGTAGTTCAGTTGGTATTCGCGTCTATAAAGAAGCAAAAGAGGTCTTAAAGCGTGATGACAATGATTCAAACTTTGTTTTAATTTATGAGCCAAATAAAAATTATGACTGGACAGATAAAAAAGTTTGGGAAATGTGCAATCCTAACTGGGGAATATCTGTTGATTTGTCTGCTTTAGAATCAGCATTTAAAACTGCGCAACGTTCCGCTCACTCGAAAGCTGAATTTTTAACGAAGCATTTAGATGTGTTTGTTAATGGTGCGGATAATTTCTTTGAACAAGATCAAGTGGAACCTTGTTTGGTTTCTACAAATGAATTAGGAAATTTAAGCGGTGAGCCATGTTGGATTGGTTTGGACTTATCTAAAAGCCGAGATTTAACTTGTGTATCATTAAATTTTCCTACATGGGATGCCGAAGGAAAAGCGATACTCAAAGTAAAACAATTATATTTTATTCCTAGTGAAAATATTGATTTTCGAGAAAAGGAAGATAATGTGCCGTATTCTGAATTAGCAGAACAAGGATTTGTTGAATTCTGTGATGGAAAGTTAATTGACCAAGAACAAATATTTCATTTTATTGAAGATTGCATGGATTTTTATGATGTTCAACAAGTCAATTATGATCCAGCGATGAGTGACCGATTAGTTGAAAAATTGGAAAACTTAGGCTTGGAATGTATACAAGTTGATCAGTACGCAAGAGTATTGAATTCACCACTTGAAGATACCGAACGATTATTTTATGAGCAAAGGATTATGTTTGATAATCCTTTATTTTTGTATTGCACTTTAAATGTAGTTGTCAAAATGGATTTTCAAGGTCGTAAAGTGCCAAGTAAAAACCAGTCAAAGAGAAAGATCGATGGATTTGTGGCCTTTCTTTGTGCGCATAAAGAAACAATGGATCAAATGATTGATGTGAATGAGGGCGACATGGACGATTATTTAGATGCTATCTATCGATAATAGAAAGGCGGTGAGAAATTGAAGTTAAGAGATAGATTTTCAAATGCAGTATATGGATTTTTAGAAAAACGTGGATGGATTGAAGATATCTATGGAAACTCAACAAGATATTCGCAACGTTATGTTAATGATTCATCAATTATGGAATCGTCCGATGTGTATGAGTTGGTACAAGATATTTCAAATCAAGTTGCGTTAGCTGAACCAGTAGTGATTGGTCCTGATGGCGAAGAAGTAAAAAATCATTTCTTGTTAAATATATTAAAAAAACCGAACAATTATCTAACTGGTTTTGAATTTGCAAAACTAGAAACAAACACATTGCTAATTAATGGGGAAGCTTTTCCAATTACTGATAACGATCAACTGCATTTAGGTTACGGCGTACAAACAACCATTGATGATCGTTTAATTGAAAAATTTTCAATGAATGGACAGCCAATACCAGGGAACATGATTCGTCATATAAAAAATATTGGTGTAGATTCTTTAAAAGGTGCTGGGATTATTGATCTTGCAAAAAGCACACTAGAAGGCGTTCTAAGCGCTGAAAAAGTTTTGACAGATAAATATACTAAAGGCGGCTTACTTGCTTTCTTGTTAAAGCTAGATGCCCACATTAATCCCAATAACAGCGCCCAACAAAAAATTGTAAAAGCTATTTTAGATCAGTTGGAAGGTGTTCAGGACGATAGTAATCATTCAGTTAAAATGATTCCACTTGGAAAAGGTTATTCTATTGATACTTTAAAAAGTCCTGTGGATGATTCCGCTATTCTTAATTATTTAGGTGTTTATAAAAAAGACTTAGGGAAATTTTTAGGAATAGATGTAAATACCTATCAATCATTAATGAAATCAGATATTGAAAAAGCGATGATGTATCTTCACAATAAAGCAATTAAACCAATATTAAAGAACAAGAGCGAGCATTACTCAGCTCTTTTTTTTACACCTAATTCTGGCTATCGAGTGGAATGGAAAATTAATATTTTGGATTTTGTACCGTATTCTACCAAGACAAATATCGGTTATAACATTGTGCGAACTGGTATTACAAGTCCTGACAATGTAGCAGAAATGCTTGGTTTTCCTAAACAAAATACTGCAGCAACACAAGCTGTCTATATTTCAAATGATCTGACAGAAATTGGCAAAAAGAATGCTACAGATAACTCGTTGACAACAGAGGATGACTTGAAGGGAGGTGATAAGAATGAAGAAGCATGAAATTCGGACATTTGACATCACTAACCTCACCACAAGAAGTGAAGAAGATAGTCAAACACAGATTGTTACTGGCTATGCAGCCGTATTTAATAGCCCGACAGAGTTATGGGATGGGCTGAATGAAGTAATTAAGCCAGGTGCCTTTAGCCGTGCTTTAGCAAATTCCGACGTGCGTTGTTTATTTGATCATGATTGGGGCAAAGTACTAGGGCGTACAAAAAGCGGAACTTTGAAACTTGAAGAAGATGATAAGGGACTACGATTTGAAGTTGAGTTGCCAAACACAACAATCGCAAATGATTTGATTCAATCGATGACACGTGGTGACATCAATCAGTGCAGTTTTGGGTTTTATCCTACGGAAGAAACTTGGGATTATAATTCCGAACCAGTACTAAGAACCATAAATGAAGTCGAATTATATGAAGTTTCTATTGTTTCGTTACCTGCTTACGAAGATACAGAAGCAGCGTTATCAAGAAACAAACAAGAAATGAAGCAAGATATTAAAACTAGAAAAAATTTAATTAAAAAAATCAAAACAGCGCTTGAAGCGTAGGAGGAAAAAACATGAATAAAAAATTATTACGTCAATTACAAGCTCGCCACGAGCAACGATTAAGTGATTTAAAAGGTCAAATTGAATCTGGAGAAGTACGTGAAGCTGATTTGGATTCAATTAATGAAGAAATTGATGGTTTAATTGATGAATTAAAAGGTATTAAAGAAGAGCTAGATGAAGTATCAACTGATGAAGAACCAAGTGATGAAAATAATGATTCAGAAAATAGTGATACAACAGTAGCTGCAGCAACAGATACAGATGGTGAAGGCCGTTCTACTGAAGTTGAAGAAGAAAATCGTTCAGGAATGATTAGCCAAGAACAACGAGATGGATTGCTTGGTTCTATCCGTAATGGTATGCAAGCGCGAAATACTTTGTCTAAAGAAAAACGTGAGAAAGAAATTCGTAAAGCATTTGCAAATTTTGTTGTTGGAAATATTACAGAGCAAGAAGCACGTTCATTAGGTATTGAAGCAGGTAATGGTTCAGTAACTGTACCAGAAGTTATTGCATCCGAAGTAATCACCTACGCACAAGAAGAAAATTTATTACGTAAGTACGGAACAGTCAAGCGTACTGCTGGTGATGTGAAATATCCAATTCTTGTTAAAAAAGCAGATGCTAATGTAAATAAAAAAGAACGTAAAACTGACATTGTAGAAACTGCAATTGAATTTGATGAAATTTTACTTGATCCATCAGAATTCGATGCATTGGCAACTGTAACTAAAAAGCTATTAAAAATGTCTGGTGTTCCAGTAGAAGATATTGTTGTAGAAGAATTGAAAAAAGCGTATGTTCGCAAAGAAATTAACTATATGTTTAATGGTGATGATGCAGGTAATGAAAACCCAGGCGCCCTAGCTAAAAAAGCTGTTGCATTTGAAAAGCCTTTAGATTTAACAGCACCAGGTGCTGGTCAAAAATTATATGATGCGTTGATTGAATTTAAAAATACACCAGTAACAGAAGTAATGAAAAAAGGTCGCTTTATTATTAATCGTGCGGCTTTGACTGCTATCGAGAAAATGAAAACAGATGATGGTTTCCCATTATTACGTCCATTTACTCAAGCAGAAGGTGGTATTGGTTATCAGTTAGTTGGTTATCCAGTTGATTGGACCGATGCAGCAGATAAAAAAGGTGAACCAGATACACCAGTATTATATTTCGGTGATTTTTCTGCTTTCAAAATTCAAGAAGTTATTGGTGCGTTAGAAATTCAAAAACTAATTGAAAAATTTTCTGGTAAAAATCAAATTGGTTTCCAAATTTACAATTTGTTAGATGGCCAATTAGTATACTCACCATTTGAACCAGCCGTTTATCGCTATGAAATTACTAAGCCAGCTGGTGGCGGTGAATAATTATGAATGAAGAAACTAAAGAATTATCTTTAGAAGAAAAAATTAAAGCACATATTCATTTTGAAGAGGGCATGGATACTTCTATGCTCTCTGTTTATTTAAATATGGCAAGAAATTATGTAAAAACTGCAACTGGAGGACAAGAAGAATACTTAATTTTAATGGTTGCGGGAATCGCCTATGAGTATCGTATTTCAGAAGATGAATTAGATAAGGCAATAAATGCAATCACACCATTTATTATTCAAGGAGTGATTCAACATGCCGAAGAGACAAACCAATAATCTGCGTTGGAAAGCTGAATTGTTGAATATTGAAGTAGCGCTTGATTTAAACGATAGGCCAGTTACAGTTTATAAATCGAAAAGAAATCTTTTCTACGAAGATATTGGTGTGACCGCACAAGAAAAATATCTTTCACAGCAAGCCAAAACAGACGTTGTCAGACGGATTAAAGTGAGATTGGATAAATCCATCACTGAAAAGTTTAGTGCCGTTAGAATCGATTCTGTGACCTATGAAATCACTCGTATTTATACAGATATAGATAAACGAGAAATGGAGTTGAGTTTGGCTTATGTCGATTAGTTTTGAAAAATTAAGGGCAACACTAAAAACAGTAGGTGTACCTGTGACACGTGACAAAGCGGAAAAAGAAACAGACTATCCATATATCGTGTATTCCAATGTTAGCAAAGGTAAAAAGATGGCTTCCTCTAAAGTTCATAGGCGATTGCCATATTATCAAATTTCTTTCTATACAACAGGTACAGAAAAAGATTTGACGGATTTAGAAAATGCGTTGGAAAACGCTGGTATTCCTTATGCTGATTTTTTAGGTATTCAGGGTGATGAAAATGATGATACAGTGACGAATTTTTATACGTATGTGAGGTGTATAGAAGATGGCCAATAATAATGGATTTGCAGAAATGGCAGACTATTTGGGAACTCTTGCGCAGGTAGATCCTACAAAATTGTCTTTAGAATCATTAACGGATGCAGCCAATTTTTATAGAGAGCAGTTGCTGCCAAAAATACCTAAATCACTATTAAAGAAAAAACATATGGCTGATCAGGTAAAAGTCATTATTGAAGATGACCAAGTACAAGTTGCGTTTGAAGGGACTGCTTTTTATTGGCGATTCGCTGAAAATGGAACAAAGAATCAAAAAGCCCAGCATTTTGCTAGTGGTACGTTTGAACAAAATAAAGATCAGATTGAAAAAATCATGACACAACAAATATTAGATTTATGGGAAGGATGAGTAATTTGGGAAAACAAGATGTGTATTATTTTGAAGGATTAGATGACATCTTAATTGCGATGATGGCAACGCCTGATGAAGTTGGCGTTGCACCGACTTATAGCGAAGTAATTAGACTGGCTATTGCAACAAAACTTGCCATTAAGGGAAATGGCTCAGCGCTAGTTAAATGGGCATCAAGTAAAATGTTTCGCCGTGTAAGTCGCGAGACAGAACACGAGATTGGATTGGATCATGTGGGGATTCCTATCGAAGTAATGGATGAGATAAAAGGTTTGCTTGCAGAATCAGGCGTTACGTTTGGAAAAAATACGGCACGTGAATTTCCTTACTTTGCATTTGGATTCATTGGAAATATTGAAGACGGAGGAAAAAAAGCAGTATGGTATCCAAAAACACAATTATCCAATGTCATTGATGAAGAATATGCAACTGCAGAAGATGACACAAAAATTGACGATGTAACTGCTAATTTTGTTGCTAACGGTTTGAAGTATAACAACGTTATGTATGCAAGTTTCGATTCTAACCGATTAAGTGCAAAACCAGGGGACTTTGAAAAATTCATTGCACAACCTATTTACGATGAAGAACAATGGAAAAAATTAGTAACTCCATCAACACCTGGGGGTGGAGGTGAATAATGGCAAAGTTAGCTGATTATGGGATTGTCGTTTCAGATACACCAACTGTCACAATTAAAGGTCATCAGTTTCCAATCTTGTTAACCATGGAAACCATGGAGCATATTGCGGATATTTATGATGACGACTATTCAAAATTTGAAGAAGATATGAACGCAATGCTAAATAAGAGTGGTGGACGTATCTCTTCAAAAGAATTATCTGCTTCGGATTTAAAGATCATGCGTGCTTTAATTTATGGCATGTTAAAAACTGGCGGATTAGACGAAACACCAGAAACAATTTTTAAATTCTTAGGAATGAATTCTACGGTTGTTGAAGTTTATGGGGCCTGCATGGAGGTATTCGCAGCACAGAATTTTCAAGATGTTGATGTAAAAAAATCCAAGAAGCCACAAGATTATCAAACTCCGCAACAAAAGAAAAACAAAAAGAAAAAACACAAACGGAAGTAGGAACGCCCTGGGCTTTTTACTTATACGTCGCCCTTACTCTTTTAGGATGGAGTGAGGGTTTCTTTTTGAAATCAACACCGAACTTGTGGCTTAAGTCATACATACAGTGGTTAACGAGTAATACGGAGTTTGAACCACCTGCAAGTGTGACTATGGATAAAAGTCCTTGGTGGTAGGAAAGGAGCGCTAACGTGTCAAAGAAAGAATCTGATGTTGTCTTAAATTTTAAGACAAACGGAGAAGTCAATTATTCTCGAACAATCAAAGATATCAACAAAGAAATGAACTTAGCGGCTACCGAGTACAAAAACCAGGTATCCGCTATGGATAAAGATGCAACACAAACAGAAAAATTAACGGCAACTAAGAAAAAGCTTGAAAAGCAATTATCTTTAGCCGAACAAAGAACCAAATTATTGCGTGAGGAATACGAAAAATCAGTTAAAGAAACTGGGGAGTATTCAGAAGAATCACAAAAGCTTTACAAACGCTTGTTGGAATCAGAAACAGGTGAAAATAAATTACGATCTGCATTAGAAAGTACCAACGAAGCCTTGAAAGAACAAGGTGACTTGTCTGTTAAGACTGCCGAGAAGTTAGCTAAAATTGAAAAAGCTGGGGACAAAATGAAATCTGTCGGTAAGAAGATGACTGTTGGTTTAACAGCACCGATCATGGGAATTGGCGCCGCTTCTATTGCTGCATTTAAAGAATTAGATGACAGTTTGGACAGTATCACAACTGCCACAGGTGCTACAGGGGAGCAACTAGAATCATTGCAAGACAGCTTTAAAACAGTAGCTGGTCAAATTCCAACAGATATGGAAAATATATCAACTGGGATCGGCGAAGTGAACACACAATTTGGCTTGATGGACAAGCAATTAGAAGATACCACAGGCCGAATGCTTAAGTTTTCAGAAATTAATGGATCAGATGTTTCTCAATCAACTATCAATGCGAAAAAATCAATGGACCTTTTTAGGTTATCTATCGAGGACTTGCCAATGATTTTGGATTCAGTATCTAAAACTAGCCAAGATACTGGAGTAGGGGTAGATCAGTTATTTGATGCAGTAAATAGAGGCGCGCCCCAACTCAAAGCGATGGGACTTGGTTTTTCTGAATCAACTACGTTAATAGGTCAAATGGAAAAAGCTGGTATAGATTCGGCAGGAACGCTTGGGTATTTAGCAAAAGCTAGTGTTGTGTATGCGAAAGATAACAAGACCATGCAAGATGGTTTGAGTGGAACGATTGAATCAATCAAAGGTGCAACAACTGAACAAGAAAAACTTACTATTGCTAGTGAAGTATTCGGAACTAAGGCTGCATCAAAAATGGTAGAAGCAATCGATAGTGGTGCATTATCAATGGATGGTTTAGCAGATTCAGCTAAAAATGCGGCTGGCACCGTGGATCAAACATTTAATGATATTTTGGATCCAATCGACCAAGCGAAAATTGCACAGAATCAATTTAAAATTGCAATGGGCGAACTTGGCGAGCAAGTACAAATAGCGCTTCTTCCTGCTTTTGAAGCAGCAAGTAATGCGATTCAAAAGGTTTCAACGTGGTTTAGTGGACTGACCGACAATCAAAAGCAAACAATCATTACCATTGCAGGTGTAGTCGCTGCTATTGGACCAGTCTTGGTGGTTTTAGGAACACTTGCTAGTTCCATTAGTAGTTTGATTCCAGTGATTGCCTTTATTGCTTCGCCTATTGGAATAGTGATTGCTGCACTAGCTGCTTTTGTTGCTGGAATAGTGATTGCTTACAACAAAGTAGGCTGGTTTAGAGATTTTATAAATACGTCCTTTAATGCGATCAAAGATATAGTGGTTGGTATATTCAAAGTTTTAGCAGATACGACAAAATCTACTTTTGATTTCATCACAGGCTTTATTGGCGGCGCTATGGATGGTGCTGTAAAAATCATTAGTGATTACGTCAACGCGATTACAAGAATTTTTGGCGGCATCATAGATTTTGTTACAGGAGTGTTTACAGGCGATTGGTCAAGAGCGTGGCAAGGTGTTGTTGATATTTTTGGCGGAATTTTTGAAGGTATCGCTGCAGTAGCCAAAGCACCAATTAACGCCATGATTACTCTAATTAATGGTTTTTTAGGTGGTTTAAACAATATCAAAATACCAAAATGGATACCTGGAGTTGGTGGCAAAGGATTTAGTATTGCGAAAATTCCATATCTTGCTGAAGGGGGTCATATGATCAATGGACAAGCAATCGTTGGCGAAGCTGGTCCTGAATTATTAACAGCAAAAAATGGTAAGACTACAGTCACACCACTTTCACAAGATGAAAAATCAAAAGGTATTAGTGGTGCTTTGAAAGGCAGTTCTACTGTTAATAACTATGTGACAATCGGTCAAGTGGATGCAAATAATCCAAGTGAAATCAACCGTTTAAACAGAAAAATGTTTCAAGCGAATGTCTGGAATAATTTAGCGACAGGAGATGTGTAAAAATGGATAGATATACGCCTAATTTTGTATGGAAAGGAGCAAATGCTCTTTTAGATTACGGCTTAATTATTGAGTCTGAATTACCTGAAATTGTCGCTAAACCAAGATATAACGAAATAACTGTTGTTGGTAGCAACAGAGTGCTGAACGAATGGTTTGGTGATTATGAACCATTTGATTTAAAAATTAAAGATGTCAGCGTTAGTTATGAACGTTTGCCAGAAGTGAAACGATGGCTTAGTGGACAATCTGAATTAATCACTCATAACAATGTGAATGTGTATGTTAATGCAGTATGTAATATTAACAATGAAGTTGAATATGTCAACGAATGGGGAACTTTTTATTCATTTGAAATAACTTTTCGTTGCGAACCTCTAAAAAGAAAAGTAAACGAACTTTTTATAAATTTAAAAAAGGGTGAAAATATTGTAATAAATCATGGCGATGAGGTTTCTCAACCGTTAATCGAAATCCAGTCAAATGGCGGTAACATCAGCATTACTTGTGGTAAAAATACATTAACTTTAATAAGTACATCTGCTGGGATGTTGTCAGTAGACAATGAGCTAGCTGTTTGTATGCAAGGAGGACGGATTCAACGAACCAAAGGAAATTGGATAAAAATGTCACCAGGGAAAAATAAAATAATGGTAACAGGAAATATTGCTAGTATAAGAATGAAGATAAGGAGTGTGTATTTTTGATCAATCCAATTTATATTTATGAAAAAGTGCCAAATGACTTATCAGAAAATGGGATTTCTCTTTTAGATTGGGCAGATGCACCAGAAATTACTCGTTCATTAAATAGCGAATATTCGTTTTACGGAAATTATTCGTTAGTAGGAAAAAATAATAACCAAATAAAAAAAGGATATTATTTGAAAGCGATGGTATCGGACGGATCGTGGCAATATTTTAGAATCAAATCAGTTGATAAGAATCTACATTCTATTTCTATTAAGGCTCTACACATTGGTTATGAAGCCAACCGAAATTTTATCCAAATGGCATATACTGCAAACGGCACTGGTAAACAAATTATGGAAAATTTAAAATCTAATTTAGCTTTTAAACAACCATTTATCTATGAAAGTAATATCAATACTCGGCATCAGTTTACTGCAAAAGAAGTAAATCCAATATCTGCAATCATTGGGCAAAATAACGGCAATGAGAATCTAACAGGAGTTACTTCTGGTGAGTTAGATATGGATAATTACAGACTAATGTTAAAAGATAGAATCGGTGAGGATAACGGTTTTAGAATAGATTTAGGTGTGAATTTAGAATCAATAAAAGAGACTGTTGATGACTTAAATGTTTTCAACAGTCTCTATTTAATTGGTGGAACACCTGATGATGTTAACTATAACGAAGATCAAGAGCCAGTAACATTTGCTTTTTTGGAAACAAAGGGAGTAAACGATGAAAATAGACGTATTACAAGCAGAACGAATAGTGAATGTAAAACTGTAGAGGAATTGAAGATGTGGGGTCAATCACTCTTTGATAAAGAGCGAATACATGAACCAAAAGTCACTCATGAAATTAATATGGTTACTTTGGAAAATACGATTGAGTACCAAAAACTTTACGGCAAGATGATGAAGTTGAATTTTGGGGATACTGTTTATTGTGATATTGAATATAACGGGATAACTGGGGTAAAAGAACGAGTAACAGAATGTACGTGGCTTCCAACCCTTGGTAAGTATAAAAATATTGTATTAGGAAACGAAATAAAATCTTACACAGATTCAGTAAATACCGCAGTTAATCAAATAACTAAAAAACTGGAAGTTAAAAGCGAAGATTTGCAAAATGCAATAGTGAATGCTACCCAGTGGATAACAGGAACAAAAGGTGGCTATGTTCGTTTTCGTCCTAAAGATGCACCAGAAGAAATTTTAATCATGGACAGACCAAATGCAAATGATGCAAAAAAAGTATGGCGTTGGAATCTAGGAGGTCTCGGATATTCGAACAATGGAGTAAATGGCCCGTTTGAAACAGCTATTACTCAAGATGGCTCAATTGTTGCGAATTTTATTACTGCAGGAATTTTGACAGGGATTTTAGTACAAGGCGTGGCTTTAAAAACATTAGATGATAAAGATTTCCAAGTTGTTATGGAAGGTGGCAAGGTTTCTTTCGAGAGAAAGAGAGTAAGTACTGGACTAAATGATGTTCATGGCGAATTGTTTGGTGACATTAAGGCCACTTATGATGGAAGCGGAAAAACAGCAAATGGATTTGCTGTTAGGCAAAAACCCGGTTACATTTTTTCGATCAATACGATTAGTAAAAATAATGATGGACAATCATTCCCAATTATTCAAATACCGGCAGATGCTCATCCAGATAATAGGAAAGTAAACAGTTACGCATCCTGGACGCATGATGGTAAGTTCAGTGTTTCTGGAAAAACTACACTCAAAAGTGAAATGGATATTAGCGGTATTTTAACAGGAACTATCGCTAAATTTGATAAGGTCTATATCGGCGGTAAGGAAGTCATCCCTGGCCAAAATGGCGGTGGCGGTTCTGGAGCTGGTACAGGTGGTTATCCATCCGAAGTTACAAGTGATGCAGATAAATTTGCTTGGGACTTATGGAGTTACCTTTTAGCTAACGGATACAGCAAAGCAGCGGCTGCAGGTATTCTCGGAAATGTTCAAGGTGAAGTTGGCTTAAGTATGAACCCAGATACCGAGCAAATAGGCGGTCCAGCTTACGGATGGGTTCAATGGGATGGT